GATTAATTTAAAAATATCACATTTCAGTAATTAATGCAAGAAAAATAAAAATTAAGGAGATATTTACATATGTCTATAAAGATAAATAAGTTAGAAATTGAAAACGTAAAAAGAGTTAAAGCAGTAAAAGTTGAACCAACAGCTGCAGGATTAACTACAATAGGAGGCAATAACAACCAAGGTAAAACATCAATATTAGATGCTATAGCTTGGGCTCTTGGTGGAGATAAATATAGACCATCTAATGCAACTCGAGAAGGATCTGTTATTCCTCCAAATATACATTTAGTTCTAAGCAACGGATTTATAGTGGAACGTAAAGGTAAAAATTCAGATCTTAAGGTAATAGATCCATCTGGTAATAAAGGTGGCCAACAATTATTAAATGAATTTGTAGAGCAATTAGCTTTAGATCTTCCAAAGTTTATGGAATGTTCAAATAAGGAAAAAGCTAATACATTATTAAAAATCATAGGCGTAGGTGACAAGTTATTTGAACTTGAGAGACAAGAAAGTGAAATATATAACAGAAGACGTACTATAGGTCAAATAGCTGACCAAAAAGAGAAATTTGCAAAGGAAATGACATACTTTCCTGAAGCACCTAAAGAACCAGTTTCAGCATCTGAATTAATAAAGCAACAGCAAGAGATACTTGCTAAAAACGGTGAAAATCAAAGAAAAAGAAATCACGTGCAAGAAATTGAACAACAAAAAAGACAATTTGAATTGCAAAATGAACAGATTACTCAGAGAATAGCTGACTTAATGGAAAAGCAAAAAGAGGTATCAACCAGAATAGACGGTTATAACAAAGACTTAGAAATAGCTAATAAGTCTATCCTTGATTTACATGATGAATCTACTGAAGAACTTGAAAGAAATATATCAGATGTAGAGGGAATTAATAGAAAAGTTAGGGCTAATTTAGACAAGGATAAAGCTGAAGAGGATGCTCAGGAATATAAACGTCAATATAATACTTTATCTTCATCTATTGAGGATATAAGGCAAGCTAAAATTGATTTATTAAAAGGTGCTAAGTTACCTCTTGAAGGATTAAATGTTGAAGATGGAGAGTTAACTTATAAAGGATTTAAGTGGGACAACATGAGTGGTTCTGATCAATTAAAAGTATCTACAGCTATAGTCAGAGCACTTAACCCGGATTGTGGTTTTGTGCTATTAGATAAGCTTGAACAAATGGATTTAAATACGTTGAAAGAATTTGGACAATGGCTAGAGCAGGAAGGATTACAAGCTATAGCTACAAGAGTTAGCACTGGTGATGAGTGTAGCATAATTATAGAAGATGGTTATGTTAAAGATTATCAGCCAACAACTCCTATGGAAGAAAAACCATCATGGAAAGCAGGTGAATTTTAATGAATATAATTACTGGTAAAATACCTAAACCACAAAAGGTTATTGTGTATGGTCCGGAAGGTGTAGGGAAGTCAACATTTGCTTCCCACTTCCCTAATCCAGTATTTATTGATACAGAAGATAGTACTGTAAATATGGATGTTGCAAGATTTGAAAAACCATCATCATGGACAATGTTAAGACAACAAATAGATTATGTTAAAAATAATCCAGGCTTATGCAAGACATTAATTATTGATACTGCGGACTGGGCTGAAAGATTATGCAGTGAACACATATGCTCTAAAGGTAAAGTAAGTGGTATTGAAGACTTTGGATATGGTAAAGGTTATGTTTATCTGGAAGAAGAGTTTGGAAGATTTCTAAACCAGCTCCAGGAAATTATAGATATTGGAATTAATGTTGTAATAACCGCTCATGCAGAGATTAAAAAAATTGAACAGCCAGAGGAAATCGGTGGATATGACCATTGGCAAATGAAACTTGAAAAGAAAACTATGCCGTTGTTAAAAGAGTGGTCAGATATATTATTGTTAGCTAGTTATAAGGTTTATGTTGTAAATGTTGACAATCAAGGTGCTACTAAAGGAAAAAATAAGGCGCAAGGTGGTTCAAGAGTTATGTATACAACTCACAGTCCTTGGTGGGATGCTAAGAATAGACATGACTTACCGGATGAATTACCTTTTGATTATAGCAAGATAGCTCATATATTTGAAAATCAAACGGCATTGAAACCAACACAGCAAACAACAACACAAGCGTCTTTTACAACTCCTCCAGCAACACAAAATAAGCCGGTAGAAGAGTTTGAAAAACAGGTAAATGAGCCCATAAAAAATGAAGAGTTATCTAAATTGCCTAAAGCTTTATTTGATTTAATGGCACCAAACAATGTAACAGAACTTGAAATTAGAAAAGCTGTTAGTGAAAAAGGATATTATACTTTAGATACTCCTATAGAAAATTATGATCCTAACTTTATTAATGGAGTATTAGTTGGAGCTTGGTCACAAGTATTTACAATTATTAAAGAATTAAGAGTGGCAAATGAAACTTTTCAAGATGCTACAGATGAAGAAATGAAATCTAATTAAAGAAGAGGAGACTTGAAAATTATGAGTAGTTATGAAAGAGAATTGAATTGGGATGACCAAATAGAAAATGATAGCCCGGAGTTTATATTATTACCAGAGGGAGATTATGATTTTGTTGTAACGGAATTTGAACGTGCAAGACACGGCGGTAGTGAAAAGTTACCACCATGCAACAAAGCTGTAATAAGCATTAAAATTGAAGGAAATGAAGGAAGTACAACTATAAAACATAATTTGTTTTTACATCAAAAGACAGAAGGAATGCTATGTGCTTTCTTTACTGGTATAGGACAACGTAAAAGAAATGAAAAACTTACTATGAATTGGAATAAAGTTGTAGGCTCAACAGGTAGATGTAAAGTTGGAATTAAGACATATAATGATAAACAATATAATGAAATTAAGAAATTCTATGAACCAACAGAACAGCCAAACCAAGGATATGTTGCTGGGAGGTTTTAATAATGCAGTTAAGACCTTATCAGCAATTCGCAAAGGATGCCATTTTTCAAGAATGGGACAAAGGTAATAGTAAAACCTTGTTAGTATTACCGACTGGGTGTGGTAAAACTATTGTATTTGCAAAAGTAACAGAGGACTGTGTTCGTAGCGGTGAGCGTGTTTTAATAATGGCTCACCGTGGCGAGCTTCTTGATCAAGCTGCAGATAAAATATCTAAGAGTACAGGGCTTGGATGTGCTGTTGAAAAAGCAGAACAAAGTTGTCAAAATAGCTGGTTCAGAGTTGTTGTTGGTAGTGTGCAAACTTTAATGAGAGAAAAGAGGCTTAATCAATTTGATAGAGATTTTTTTGACACAATTATTATTGATGAAGCTCATCACTGTATATCTGATAGTTACCAAAATGTATTAAATTATTTTACTGATGCAAAAGTGCTAGGAGTAACCGCTACTCCTGATAGAGGAGATATGAAAAATTTAGGTAGTTACTTTGAGAGTTTAGCTTTTGAATACACATTGCCTAAAGCAATTAAAGAGGGGTATTTAACACCAATTAAGGCTCAAACTATACCTCTAAAATTAGATTTAACTGGAGTTGGCCAACAAGCAGGAGATTTTAAAACATCAGATCTAGGTACAGCACTTGATCCATACTTGTATCAGATTGCGGACGAGATGGCTAAGTATTGTAAAGATAGAAAAAGCGTTGTATTTTTACCACTTGTGAAGACTAGTCAAAAGTTTAGAGATATATTAAATGAAAAAGGTTTTAGAGCTGCAGAGGTAAATGGTAGCAGTAAAGACAGAGCAGAGATACTGCAGGACTTTGAAAATGATAAATATAATGTATTATGTAACTCTATGTTACTTACTGAAGGTTGGGACTGTCCAAGTGTTGATTGTATAGTTGTACTTAGACCAACAAAAGTAAGAGCTTTATACTCACAAATGGTTGGTCGTGGGACAAGACTTCATCCAGGCAAAGAGGATTTATTATTACTTGACTTTTTATGGCACACTGAACGACACGAGTTATGTCATCCGGCACATCTAATATGCGAAAATGAAGAAGTAGCAAAGGTAATGACTAAGAATATAGAAGAAGCTGGATGTCCTGTAGATATAGAAGAAGCAGAACAAAAGGCAAGCGAGGATG